TAAATCTTTAATTTTTTGTTTAAGTTCGTCGATACGTTGTTGATATTTTTCAAACATATTATTAATAATAATACGTTGTTTTGGTGTAATTTTATTTTTACCTTCTGGTGGTTTTGGTCCTTTAAATGATTCAGTTGTAGGTGGTTTGGTAGGTTGATTCCCTGCTATAATTGCATTATTTACTTGATCAATTTCTTCACGTGTTGGAAATTGATCATAAATTTCAGTTAATATTTTAGTTGATAAATCTAAATTTTTATTTGAAATTGATTTGTCTAATTGAGAATACAATGTTCTTATAAGTGATACAGATGGTAAATTATCCATTAACTTAAACATTGCTTTCCCTACATCATTAATACCATTGACTTGACTTAATTCAATATCACCGGTAATTGATAATAATGATCTGATAGTATTTCTATAATTTTCTGATGTTAATAAACCATATAAATCTTCAATTTTTCTAGTTGTTTTATTAATTAAATCATTAATTTTAAATTCTGATGGCTGTCTATAGTTTGGATATTTACTTTTAAGACGTGCAATAATAACTTCATATTCATTCCATAAAGCATCAAGATCACCCTCTTTTAATCCTGATTTAGATTCACCAACTGTATCAAAGTATGATTTAACAGTTCCAGAATATTCTTTAATTTTATTATACATATCAGAAAGAAAAATAACAATATTTGTCGCATCTTGTGTATCTCCTTTAATCCCTAATGCATATTTCTTTTTTAAAGTTTTAACAATTTCCGGAATGTTTTGTGCTACCCATATTAAAAATGATCCGTCAGCATTTGATGGCGCTGTTTGAATCTTTTGAACAACGACAGACGCAGTTCCTGAATTCATTACTGGTTTTAATTCTGAAATAATATTTAATTTTAATTTTTCTGAATCAGCTAAAATTTCAGTTGTTGTTCTATTATCTACCATTGCTTTTACATTTGGTGGCAATGTTCCTGTTGCCTTATAATTTTTATTTGCTTGTAAATTAAACTCGTCTACATTTGCACGACTATTTAGTGCATCCATGTATTCATTCCTAAATTTTTCTGCGCTATTTGCGTATCTATTTGGTTGTCCACTCATATTAATATTAATAATAATAAGTTTTTAAATCTTATTATTAATAATATGTAGTATCATTCATAAATAGGGTATGAAGTGTAATCTGAATTTTCTCCGAACACTTTTGTAGCACAAATTTCATTAAACATTGTAGTCAGTTTTTCCTCATCGACTAAATAAATAGTTTCATATACTGAATTCATAGTATCAAGTAATGTCTTTTTCTTTAGTGTTGAAAATAATGAAGTATTTTGAATTGGTGATTCACCCATAATATTTAGTGCAATAACTTTAATTTTAATTTTAATATCTTTAATTTTAATTAGTTGATGTTTTTCTTCTGTTAATTCATATTCAATAAGTTGTTCAGGTGTAAGAGTTCCTTTTAACATATCGATTTCATATTGATTAGGTGGGGTATATTCAATATTTTCAACCCATTTAGTATTTGTAGCATATAAACGATCAGAATTTTGAATAATCATTGGTTCAAGCAATATTTCTTCAGATTCAATTTTTGTTTCTTCCATTAATGTATTAATATAATAATTCTTTATGTCTCTTTCTCTCTTTACTTTCTTCTAATATTTTTTTATAATATTTAAAAGATACAGATGTTTCATTATCTTTAAAATCTAAATTAGCATTATTCTTTCCAAATTTGGAATTTTTATAATTTATTTTATTCATAATATTTATTTTATTTATGATAAATAAAAAATATAATATATTCATTATTTATTATATAGTTAATTCTTTAATTAATTTATTAGCCCTTATAGAATTTAATGGAGGCTTAAAATCGTCTATGATGGACTGCTCGAATCCTGTCCCTTGACTTAAACTTTCTATGTCTATCTCATGTGTTTTCATGAATGTAAAATTATCCCAGCCTCCGTGATCTCTAATATATCTATATAATTTAGTCCAGTATAATTTACCGACCTTATTACGCACATTCTTTTTATGGTGGCTTTTCCTTCGTGATAAATTTAATGTGCTTCCGATATAAAATTGTTCTGGATCATTATTATCTTGAATTCTGTATATATAACATTTCATTAATATATAATAAATCTATTTTTTAGATCTCATAGCCCTTAGACGGGCCATTTTTTGAGCCATTTCAGGTGATCCTTTTTTAAGCTTTCCACCATTTAATGTTTTACTTTTTCCTTTTGCGTTATGTGAATCAATATCAATATCAATATTAATATCTTCTTTTTTTGGTCTTCCTCGTTTTTTTGGTAATCCTACACCAATCTTTTTACCGAGGTAATCTGTTGCCATTGAACCAGCTTGAGATCCAGCCACTGAACCAGCAGTGCCAAAAACACCACCCATAGCTCCCGTGACAACAGGAACACCATGATGTAGTAAATCAGATGCTAAACCACCTTTTTTAGATGTTAAATATTTACCTGTTATTTTTTTAGTTGATTTTCTTTTAGTTCCGACCCCTCTTTGGTTTTCTGTTCCCATTTTAGTTTCTCGTCCTACTTTCCTGGCAATTAATTTACCTGCCATTTGTCCAGCATAATTTCCAGCCATTGCACCAGCTGGACCTCCGAAATAACCTCCAGCTGCTCCTGCTACTGTTCCTAATGCTGAAGGAACTCCTTTATATAATAAATCAGTGGCTAATCCGTCTTTTGTTGTCACGTATTTTGACACTTCTTTAGCTGGTTTAATAATTTCTTTTTTAACCACTGCTTTAGTCGGTTGAACAATTTCTTTTTTTACTACTTGTTTAGTCGGTTGAATAATTTCTTTTTTAAATCCTTTACTAATTTTTCCAAATAGTGCACCACCTTTCTTTGGTCTTCCTATTTTTCTTGGAATACATTCTTCTTCACTACTACTATCACTATCTGAATGCATACCAAATCCCAACATTTTACTGCCTAATTTTTTCATGGATGTAGTTGCATGGGCTTTTAATGGATTATAACCTTTTAAACTAATTGATTCGGTATTTTTAGCACTTGAGAAAGGATTCATAGCGCTAACCCAGTCTGTGGTTGTTTTAATATCAGTTTGATTTTTTCCTGGATCATTACTGAACGGCCTTGTAGCTTTATTTAATGTAAAAGTTTCATCACCTTTTTTACCTAATATTTCGGCTTGTAATCCACCCTGTGAGTGGCCTAATGTCACTAAACTATCCCTTCCGTATTTTTGTTCAGCTGCTTTTTGAACTGCTTTTGCTTCTTTGTATCTGTCTGTTGTTTTATATAATGTTTCACCTCCAACAGCATAAGCGGCGTTATTACTCCAGTCGCTCATTGTTCCTACTGTTCCACGATGGACAACTGCTGTTTTTCCTGTAGTATTATTATGAAATACTTTTGATTTACCTGTTGATAGTTGTGGATCTTGAACCCAACCACCTTCTACACTTGTAATGCCTTTATCATAGCTAGCGTCTAATAATCCGCGTATTTCATTTGCTGGCAATGCACCACCATGAATATGTATACCTTCACCGAATTCATCATCGCTGTCATATGGTTCAGCATCTGAATTTTGAAAATGTTTTATTTTATTAATTTTTGGACGTGTAGTTCTTTTTTCATTCTCAATGAAATTATAATTACCTTGATTCAATATATTTTTAACCATTATGAATTATAAATTAATATCTTTTTATGTAGATTTCCTACGGAAAAATTACCTTTGGTAATATTTAATTTAATAATCAGGATTCCACAATAAATAAGCGCTTAAATAGGCTGGTGAATACTTTGGCGCGTCATACCAACGGTGATTTCTATTCATAAATAATTTTAATCTATTTTTATCGTTGTGTTTTGTATAATCCTGGTATAACATCACGCCGAAATGTTTTACATGGCCCTCATTGTCATATATCATATATTTCTTATCTTTTCTCGTTGATATCTCAACGGGATTTAAACCCATCATTTTAGCTATTTTCTTCACTTTCTCGGGATTTGAATACTTTTTGATTTCATCACTTTTCATATTCATCTTATCTTCTCTACTCTTTAAAATATTATTAAAACTGTGCTTCATAAATCCAAGAAAACCAAAAATCCAAAAAAATGATCGGTTTTGAAACTTACCCTAGAGTTATTTTCTCATGGGGAGTTTTTAAAATGATCATATTTTTGGCTATTTTGGATATTTGGATATTATGTAATGTATATATTTTAAAGAATAGTAGAAAGAGATATAAAAGAAAGTTAAGATAAATATATAATGAATATTAAAAATAAAATAGCAGAAAATAAACCTGATATTTCTGAAAGTAGTATTAAAACTTATAACTCTATATTAACTAATTTATATCAAAACATTTTCGTCTCCGATGATTATGATATGGATAATTTTAATAAAACAAAAACTATATTAAATTACCTAAGCGACCGCAACCCAAAACAACGCAAAACCATCTTAGCGGCCTTAGTTGTATTAACTGATAATAAAATATACCGTGATCAAATGTTAGCTGATATAGAGTCATCAAAAATAGAAGATCATCAACAAAAAAAGAATGAAAAACAAAATAGTAATTTTATCGATGGAGATAGCATCGGTAAAATTTATAACAATGTGAAGAAAAGGGCACTATTTTTATATAGAAAGGGTGATTTGTCATATTGTGAAAAACAAGAAATTCAAAATTATATTATTCTATCTTTATATAGTGGTTTATACATCCCACCGCGTAGGGCTAAAGATTATATTGAATTAAAAATAAAAAATATTAATAAAGATGAAGATAATTATATTGAAAAAAATGAATTTGTATTTAATAAATATAAGACTGCTAAAACCTATGCACAACAACGCATTGAAATTCCTAAGCCATTGAAAAACATTTTAAATAGATGGATTAGGATAAATGATACAGATTATTTATTATATGATATACACACTAAAAAATTATCAAACGTGACATTAAATCAACGTATTGAAAAAATGATGGGTTCAAAAATGGGTGTGAATGGTTTCCGTCATACATACATGTCTGAAAAATATCAACCATCAATTAAAAATGATGAAGACATGAAAGAAGACTTTAAAGCCATGGGTTCATCCATACATCAAAAAGATATTTATATTCAAAAAAATTAATCACTATCATATTCATCGGCGACGATTTTCTTCTTTCCTGATGTTGTAGTCCTAGGTATATTTTTTAAAAATACATCTAAATCATAATATTCTAAAAACCCTTTTCTATATTTCTTATTACGGGCGACTTTACCGCCTGTAATAATAAGCGGTCTTAATTCTTGTGAAACAGCATCGTTATAAACAGCCTTTAGTTCATCTTTATCTAAATCAGATGACCATTCATTTAAAATAGCTGTCTGTTCACGTTTAGATCCTCCTAAATCTAATAAGGCTAAATAATTGCTGTTTTTACGGATAAATTTAGGTATACCGTAATAATCCTGCGATAAAAATATAACGCAACAATTTTTCTTTCGTGCTCTCATGTAATACTCCTCTACAGGTTTTAAATCTTTACTTAATACTAAATCATCCCATACAACAAGATGATTAAATTTTTTATCCATATCGTCCAGTTTAGGCGTGCTATGCATACCTTCTTTGACTTGTATTTGTTCAAATTCACCACTTAAATAATTGTATAATGGTTCATCTTTATTACGTGTGACAATAGTTATATCTGCAAATGTTCCTTTATTTCCAGCACTGAACACTCTGATCAGGTTTAATAAGAAGTTTGTCTTTCCACTACCACTTGGTGCGACGATACACATGCGAAACGGAATTTTGATGTCATGTAAATGTTCATTTGGGTTATCTACTTCTTCTAAATATTTTTTTGGTATAACATTATAAAAATTTATAATATCACTAGTATTACCAATTTGTTTTTTTTGTCTAGGCATTATAATGTATAATGAATTATGTTTTTAAATAATTAATATATATAAAAACATAATTCATTATTTATTATAATATGTCAGTAAATACACCGCCAACAGAAAACATACCGATTTTTGATCCTTCGGTATTTCCATCAGCAAGTGGAACAGCATTAACAATCGCTTCAGGATCAAAATATTTTTTAACATATCCTGTCGCACAAGGATCAGAGATATTTCCATCAAATATTACATTACAATCAACATTAACAGACGCGTCTGGAGATGTAGGGACAGCAGGTCAAATTTTATCATCAACAGGAACAGGAACAAATTGGATTAATTCAGGTAGCACGACAAGTTATTTATTAATTAATGCATCAACCTTACCTACTACACTTTCAACATCAGTAAATACAAATTTTTTGGTGTATATAATTGGATCATCATTAGGAGGGTCATTAACAATTCCATCAGGTTATCCAACAGGACAAATAATAACAATAAAAAATGGAACATCAATTGCTACACCAATAACAGTAAATTTTTCACCATCAGCAGTTTCTTTATTTTCAAATATTTCAGCCGTAGCAACAACCCCATTATTATATGGGGATGTTTTAAGTATTATCTGGAATGGTGCTGTTTGGTTTCAAATAACATCAACAGGTGATTTTTCTGCTATCACATGTCGTGGTAATATAAGTGGTGCATCATTAACATTAGCGGGAGGGGATATTTCAAGTGTTGGAACTATTAACACATCATCATCTATTACATCAGGATCTGGTGTTATTACTGCAACATTTGGAAG